TGGCGCTCAGATGCACATCGATAATTTCCAACCGTCTATCACCTTAATATGGTATCAATTCCATAAGTAAGGTAACACGTGTTGGTGTACCCTTGTCATTTGAGAACACTGGCTTAACTAGTGTTCCAACTGTGATTCTAACCCTTCGATAATATCGATTAAGTCCTCCCGCTCTGCAATCATTCTTATAATACGGATCTCATTTTCTGAGATCTGTTGTGATTGCCTTGCAAGGAGGTCAATAGCCGATAGTTCAAAGTCTGTGTATGATAGATTTAAAAGGTATAGCGCAATGGCTAATATACTTATGGTGATTAATCCTCCTCACTTAATTCATAAGAAAGAATTAGTAGGAGGAGGGGCATCTTTCTCCCAAATTGAGGGTAATAACTCCTCATCAGGGTAGATAGGTACCAAACTCACTAAAAATATAAAAGTCACCAGCGCGAAAACCCTTTTTATCAATCATTCTCCAATGTATTCTCATCAGGTAAGTGACCTGAAGGAAAGAGCACTGAAGAACTCAGGTAATGTCACCTTTCTTTTAATCACCTGTACATTAAAGAATTGCTTAAGATCAAAGGGAGGGTCTATGACTCTCACTTGTTCTCCGGCAATCTCAATGACAGAAAGATATTTAGGAATTGTGACATTACTGTTAGAAACATAATCTTTAACAGATAACAAGGGATTGTTTCCATAGTAAATACTAGTACCGTCAGTAATTCGCCTAGGGTTAACCCCAAACGCGGAAAATACATTTGAGAAAATCTCATGTATCTTCGCACACTCAATAAATTCTCGCATTACCTTCTCTCCTGCCCTAACCTGAGGCCAGTAATTTGTAGGTATATCTTGAGCCAATTTATCGAAATCGAAAATAAAATCGGTAAGTTCTTCACATTTAGTGGAAAACTTTTTATCTATTAGTGACTCATCATTGATGGTGAGCAACATATTAGCTAAATCCCCGTTTATGAACGATTCTGGCATCGAAGCAACAGGTACATCAATTCCGTCGGAGACTCCATACTTCGCGTTGAATTCGGAGGCGTCGGTACTAAACCCTAAAAGGGATAATATCGAGTCACCTCGTCCTTCTTCTGAAGCATGGAGATCATATTCCACAGGTGCTATTAAAGCACTAAATGGAACTTTCTCCAGCACGAATTGATTTACGGTGTCATCTCGAACCAACTTCTCCATTAAATATGGAGGATGTCGTGAAATTGGAACTTTGGGACCAGTCATATCCTCATCGGGTCTCAATGACCCGGCGCTGTTAATGGCTTTGCGGTACTTCTCCGCAGCGTCATAATAGCGATTCATAAGGATCTCGACTTTGGTCATCAAAATTTCCCATATATACTGCCAAGCTACATGATCATCGGTTATATCATAATAAGAGGTGAATCCTGAAGAACGGATTCAATCCCTTGTTGAGATAGGATAGCACCCTTTTGGAGATCGGAATCAAATTAACAATGTTCTAAGCCTACGGTTTAAATCTTTATAAAGAGCATTAAATGCTCTTGATTTGGATTTGTACCCGTAGCCTAAGATCGTTAAAATTGATCCAAGAGTCAAGTTATGCTGACGAACAAATTCACAAGTTAACAAGGTGCTACTTAAGGTAGCAATGATCTCTTTCAAAGGGACCATATCGGCTCTTCCGTAGGGCGTGAAAAACTTTTTCGCGAACTCTATGAAAAACCGATCTTTAGAAACTATAGATTTTGCCAGACCAGCCTTGACTCCAATCTCTTTAAGGATTTGGAGATATTCTAATGCTACATATTTATTGAGTATGGCTATATCGTCTCCCAGAACTGCATAGTCCCGGAATGCAATTGGCACGTTTGCTTTTGGATATTTTCGCTTAGCCCTATGAGCTGCCCAATGCACTATAGCATGATGAGTTAGAGCTAACATAGCTCAGGACGATAATGCTCCCATCGGTTGACCTACTGAGTAGGTCACACCCTTGGGAATATCATCAGGCACATCGAAACTACGATCTTTCAGTCTAGGGACCTTTACATGATATAAACGTCCAACTAGAAGCTCAGCTCACAATTGAGCTGCTCGCTCTGCTTTAGGAAATTCTACTCACTTGAATACTTGTTCCATTACTGGAATTTGCATTAAAATGGGAAGACGATCCGTAGCAGCTGATAGGTCAATCGAATAGAAAGATCTACCTTTTTGAGGAAGATTCCGTAGTCTATAGATTGGTGCAACCTGATCAAATGTTCCATCCATCGGTATACCACGAAGAATCGTGAATATAGCCAAATGGATTGGGCGCATAACTCATTGTGTAAATGCATCAACCATAGCGAAGACTCTTACTTTCCCTGCGGCTTCTTCCTTGAAGCCCAGTTTAGCAAGGTCGCGAGCAGGCCCTGGTTCAACAGGTACATCTGAACGTATTGGGACTCCAGAAGGAGTCACCTTACGTCCATGATAATGCCAGTTGTTCTGGGCTGCTCACCCTATCCTCTCCATCAGTGGAGGAAAACGGCCCTTAAGGTTATGGGCAGATCACAACTCTAAAAACTCTTTTAAAGAGGATTTAAGAGAAGTTGACTGTCAAGCCTTAGCGGCGCTAACTAACGAATGAAACGATGTCGAAACAGTCGTTGTAGACGTTAGTATTTCCTCTATTGTGTTAGGACCCGATTTTAAAATCGGAAAGGGTTGTGGTTGTGGTAACTCAACTTTGTTTTTTGGCGTGAAAACCCTTTTTAGTGTTGGAAAGAAGATTTGTTCCAGAAAAACTTCTCAGTTTTTCAGGTATTTATCTTTTATAGGAACCCCGGGATCGGTAATTGTTGATAAACTCAACTTTCCCCGAAACTCCAGGATCCTATACATTCCGAAGAGTGTCATTCAGAGTCTTATACACTGAAGATCACCCTCCCGTATTCTTCTACGGGCACCAGAAGGTATTATTCGCGGCAACCCGGCTCTCGTTCTCTTAACTCGGCGCTTAAGCTCTGCTAAGTCCGACACTTTATAACCAGCAATAGATTGCTGTAGGAGCACTTGGCAAGATTTCAGGTGCAATGTTGCACCCTTTTCTCCCTGAGTGACCATAAGGTGTCTCAGCCGGGAACAGAAGTGGCCAATTTGCCTGACAGTACTAGGTTTACAGTGGAAGAGGACAGCATGGGATGCTTTAATAAACCATCCAATGAGTCCCCGACCCATATTTCTATGGACCAGACCTCTAACGGCATCGGTATTCCTTCCAATCAAGGTGCTAAGAGTCAACATTGTATTTTTGACTCCGACGCTTCTTCCATGGAGGCTTGCGCCTCTCCACGAATCGTGTGAGAATTGTCATATAGACAAGTGTCTCGTTACTGATAAGGGAACAATGTTAGCTGATAAAACTTCGTCATTTCACATGACGCGGTAAATTAGTTGACGTTGGATCCTGTTTTTCATAATTAAAATTTAAATGACTTAACGGGCTCGATCTCCTTTAATTCCCTCTTCGAGGGTCCATAATACCATTCTTAATCAAATGATATTCTTAGGACCAACTCCGTAGAGCAAAGGGTATCCCAGAGTTGTACTGCACCTTAAGTAGGGCTATTCGAAACACGGTGAGTGATTAACCTCATGATCCGTCTTTCCGGTTAGCATACCGATAGGACTTACGATTTCTCAGCCTACATTTAAGTTTTATTCATGGAAAACTCTGTAACTTGTACAGCGCATCGCAGAATTATCTGTAATACCAATAAGGAGTTACTACTTAATTGTAACTCCGGCCGTTAAACCCGCTTTCCTTCCTTTCAGAAGGGGCGTAAGTCCCCTATGTAAGGACCGTTCTTTAACGACCCGGTCATTTAACCTTGTATTGAGCTTTTTAGACCCAACCCGGTTAAACACCGGCGAAGTAGGCTTAACGTCTACTTCACATAATTGGCGCACAGTTAAGCTGTATGGAGGATGCTCCCAGATGCCATTGACATTTGAGTCACACTCTCCAGTCGGACTTAACCGTACTGGTGAATTGATAAATCCCGTGCCTTACGG